CTCTTCCATTGGGTGCAAGAGCTGGAAGAATAGTATTTCCTCCAACAGGTTGAAGACCTACGGTTGCACGCCAAGTTCCCACACCTCCAGGAGAGAACAATTTCCAACGAGAGCCACCAGTACACCCCATATAACACGAGCCTAACCAGCTCGTGAATGTATTCCTAGTAGCATCAACAGTGATAGCTGTAGATACTCCCCCAGTAAGTCCAATCGAAGTTAAACCTGCTTGAACAGGAAACATCGGCAAAGCAAAAATTGAGGGAACACTCTGCAACTGCATAGCTAAACAAGGTCTACGAGTCAACTGGAGCAAATCTTTGACATTCTCACCAAATGTAGAAACATTTACTCTTCCAGACTGTTGAATAACGTAATCTGTCATATTTTCACATGAAGGGCATGCTAATTCAAAGTCTGGACCTCCTCTCACATAAACGTTGTAGGGAATATTCGGAGGAGTACCAGTAAAGCCTTGAGCACTATCAATATAAACTAATACAATTCTTGTTTTAGTCGTGTCCAAACTGACACCACTATACATGTTGTCAAGATGGCCCAAAACAGATAGATAATTAGTGACTGCAAAATAAGGAACTTTAACAATTACTTCTGTTCTTCCACTAATATTTACCAGCGTGGTTAAATAACCTATACTAGTAGTATAAGAGGAAGGAGCTGTTTGATTGGGAGGAACAACATAAATTGCAACACGCTGACGAAGAAGAGCATTAGCAACAAAAACGAACTTGTATTCTAATGATCCAGTCCAATACTTAAACATCGAACTAGCCATAGCTAATTTATGTAATGAGAAAGTGGTGTCAGTATTAAGAGCATGGATAGCCATTGGATGACAATTAAAGCCGTTGTTAACAAAATAGTTACTTGCTAACAACGACCAGTCTTTCACAAAGAAGTCTAAAGAAGTGTCATTTGGACGAGAAAGAGGAATCTTAGATCCACTAGTGTCCAAACAGACAGATGGGTCAAGAGACAACTTCTCAGAGAAATCAGGCTGACCTGAAACATAAGAAAGAGTTGTTTGCTGTCTCATCACTTCCACTGTTTGAGCAGGAAGAAGGGGACGAGAAAAACCCATAGCCTCAGCCACGTGGTAAGCTGCTTGAGTCATCCTATGATAAGGCGTGATAAAAGGAAAACTCCCTGCAGCTGTTCCAAGGAGGGTAGAAAGGTAACTAAGTGATCTAGAAATCCACCTAGAATCAACCTCCCCCATTTCTGCAAAAATAGGACCAAAGAGATCTACATCTTCATAAGAAGCATAAATATCAATTACAGGAGCAACTGGAGTAGCACCATTATTTAAGAGCGCTGGAACGACCTCAAAATGAGCTAAAACCCAGTCGTTGTCTGTAGAGATAGTCA